TTATCCTTCGCGATTTATACAATCTCTGCAAATACCCTTGTTGGGATTTCGTGTGGGATTAAAACCAATCAATGGCGTATCTTGTTCCTTTTTTGGCTGGTTGCACCTTGTGCACAGCACCCACCTTTGACCGGCAATAATGACCCATTCGTCTTTCTGCTCATAATTAGCAGATTGTATTTCCTGCAGTATGGCATTCTCTTCTTGGCGAGCAATTTCTTCCGCAGCTTTTTTAACAGCTTCTTCCCGGGCTATTCTGTCGGCTTCTCTTTGCTGCCGCAGGGCCTCCTGCTCCCGCTGCCTTTCAGCCTCTTGCTTCAATCTCTCAGCTTCCTGCGCCAACCGTTGTTCTTCGGCTTTTTTTCGCTCCCAAAGAATGCGGTCGTAACTTTTGAGGGAATTGTTTTGGATAGCGGTGACGAATTCTTGCTCTTCATAAATTTCAGATGGCCAGAAATACCGTATGGTCGATTTGAGGTCCTGGGATGTTTCTCGCCTTTCCAATTCAGTGACACGGTAGATTTTACCGGACTTTACCTGGATGTAGACGAAATTGTCCCGAAGATTAAGTGTGTTCTCGGAAATTCTGAAGAAGCCTCTTGCGTTATCTTCCAAAATATCAATGCTACCATCAGCGCACGGCCTTACATTGGAATCGGATAGGTCATAAAGCCAGACTGTTTGCAGCGATAGCGCACGATAGAAATCATTTTTCTCTTCAAAATGGAAAGATATATATGAATGTTGGAATTCTATGCAGGTTTTTGTATCTGCATAATATGCATCTGCAATCTTCCAATGTTTATTATCTTTGTCATGAATTGTTTGCTCAATTTGACAAAAGCTCGCCATATTTTTCTTCCATTGCGTATGCCAATCACTTTCTTCATACCTGCGCATATCGCGAATAATCTGGTATCGGTCAGCTCGATCCGGGTAAAGACGCTTATATTCTTCGTAGGAATAGTAAAGGCGGAAATAAGGGCCGCCTTCGTGTTTCGCTCCGTTGACATATTGGACCTTGAATTCATATTCAGGGTCTACATATTCAGCGTGTCTGTCGTATAGGCCTGCCTTGACATCCTCTGCGGATACAAGAACGAGTTCCTCGTTATTTCTAAACAACAGTGCGTGCTTCATATAGACACTTCCTCTCCTCTGTATAAGCATCAGTATATAAGCTGAAATGTACAATAAAACGGACCAAATTGATTGCTGCCGCAAAAATAATAAAAAGTTAACACTGTCTTTATATACCACTTATTAGGTATATGCTTTGGTGCTATTATCATACCACCGCTGTCAATAACTTCCTTATCACAAACAAGAAAATCCCCCCACCTCGTAATGAGATGGGGGTTATCTTGTTATTTGTAAAATGATGCGAACGCACGAATCAGAAAGTATATCACAGCAATATACTTGACTTTTAACAAAAATATTGTATAATCGCACACAACAAGGCAAAGCGCGGTTTCGCGTTTAAACAGATTTGTGGGGTGAAGTAATGGCTGTAAGTTACAAGAGGCTTTGGAAATTGCTCATTGATAAGGATTTGAAAAAAGGAGACTTGTCTCAGCGGGCCGGAATTAGCAATGCATCTCTTACAAAGATGGGTAAAAACGGCTGCGTTACAACTGATGTGCTTAATAAGATTTGTGTTGCTTTGGAGTGCAATATTGAGGATATTATGGAGATTGTAAAAGACTAGTTTTCTATCAACTGCGGGTGATTAATATGAAAATCAAACTAGCACACGGCTTTGCCAATGTTGAAAAAAACAATTTCGGCAGTTACCTCCACCTCGTAATGGTTGAACCAGAATATAGGGGGAAAGGTATCGCTACCAAACTAATGAATAAGGTGCTCGATAAATCCCCTAGACCCATATATCTTTTGGCTGATGGCGAGTTTGGCTCTGATCCCAAAAGGCTTATAGAGTTCTATTCACGATTTGGATTTACAAAACAGCGGCAAAAAAAGCGTGACGGTTATCCTTACAATTACAATATGGTTTTATTTTAATCGAGGTATAAATTATGACGATTGAAGAAATTCGTAGATACGCAAAAGAAAGCGGCTTCTCTCAAAATAAGATTGCTGAACTCATTGCAGAACTGCACCCAGACGAAAACGGAAAGCTTAGCCTCCAAGAATCTATTCAAGCCACTACAACGATCAACTACGTTGCAGATTTGAGAGAAAGCACGAAGGCAATGCTGGAAGGAGGAAAAGCAATGAGGAACCGTGCGCAAATTGAGAAAAACAATATTGAAACCGAATATTAATCAACTTTTCGCACAGTAAGGAGATTTAATTTATGGCTTCTGTTACAAAAAGGATATCTGAAATTCAACAGCCTCATGGTGGATATTTACCGATGAAAACTTTTAGTAAGGAAATATTCAATGATGGCATAACGTTAAATGAAACAGAAAACATTCATGCCTCACTAGTTGGTCTTGCAGTTGATTATTTAACACGTTTTAGTTTAGGCGATTCTGTTGATAAAGCATTTCATATTTCGTGTCTAGGGGCAGCTAACATAGGTATGGAAAGCGAGGCAGCATTTTATAAATCCTGTGTGACAGGATTAGACGATCATTCGATTATTTCAGCTTGTAAACTTGCAGGTTTTGATGTTTGCTTTAGATCCTCACCATCTGCGTATAAACCCATTGAAGACATATACCCTGATGCACCGACTATTAATAATATAAGGACAATGGTTAATCGTGCTTTGACTTTTTGGGTCAAGTATGGCCCAATTGAATGTAGCGAACCAACTTTTGAAGGAGGATATACAGACACGGTTAATGCAGGTGACGGAGATTTTTTAACCAAGGATACGTTGTGGGATTTCAAAGTATCGAAATCTGCACCAACAACCAAACACTCCCTTCAAATTCTCATGTATTATATAATGGGAGTACATTCAATCCATGAGCATTTCAAAAACATTTCAAATCTTGGATTTTTTAATCCTAGACTAAATATTGCATATATTTGTCCGGTAAGCAAAATATCAGCAGAAACTATTGCAGAAATTGAAAATGATGTCCTATGCTATAGAAATTCATTGCCTATAAATAAAGAAACAACTCCGGCCTATTCCGTATCTTCTAAATCTGATGAAATGACAGTTGCGGAAGTATGTAATACAACAGGATTTGCGAAAAGCGTCATATATGCTGATATTCGTTCAGGAAAACTTCAGGCGTATAAAAAAGGAAACAAATACTACATCTCTCAGTCCGACTTTTTTGAATACAAAGGACAAAAAGAAAGGCAACAAAAAAACCAATTAGGTGTTTCAGTTGCAATAATTATTGTTTTTATTCTTATAATTCTATTGACTTTGGGTAAAATATAATATCTAGTGGTTTAGTGAATATAGTACAAAGAAAAAGCCCCCCACCTCGTAATGAGATGGGGGTTCTGTTATTTTGTGCCGTATGTAATTTTTGCACTGCCGCCGGTTTTTAACTGATTTCTTACTTCGTTGAATGCATTAGCCTCCACAGAGTAGGCACCGACTTGTTTGCCGGCAGAATTGAATACACGGTAGATGCCATTTGCCGCTGGCTGTTCTGCCTTTGGCTCAACAAACTTGACGCCCAGGTACTTGCAGATGCCCTTTGCCAAAGCCTTACCCACAACCTCGGGATTGTGGATAAACTCATCGCAGTCCCTTTGGTTGGTGTGGAAACCAAGTTCACAGTACATAGTCAAAGCTTTGGGCCAAGACACCTCAGTGAGGTCCGTCCGAACGGCAAATACAGATTTTTCGTTACCGGGATATACTGCCTCCAATTCGGGAGCAACGGCATTAAATACCTTACGATATTTTGCTTTGTCCGCATAGAACATGAACATCAAATATCGCAGTTCCGGGTTGCTCCATGCGTTTGTGTGGATAGGCACATGGAGTTCTGCGCCGAACGTATCGGAATCCTGGCAGCGCTTAGAAAGGCTTTGATTTGCAGCACCAATCATTACCTCAACACCGCTGTTTTTGAGATACTTTGCACAGACCTCCGCAATCGGTCTAGTGTGCTTGTCCTCATAGCATCCGCTATGCAAGCACTTGTTTTGCCCCACTCCGTGATCGGAGGGAGACAGAAATACTTTTTTAGCCATACGTTATTCCTCCCTTATTTCCAATATCCTTTTACACAAATATTCAACGCCGTACTTAGAACATCGTCGCTTCCCTCCCATGTAACTCTCAGTTGACTCGCGCTTGTGTGCTCCACTCTTACAACAACACCATAACCATTAGAATGTGCCACCGAAGCAACTGCGGTATAATTCGCATCAACAAAATCAAACGGAAATGTAATCTGATGCGTAAATCCCTTTGTCAACACTTGTGCAGCAGAACTAAGGGCAGTTGGTGTAACCCATTTATAGTACCAACACTCTGCTACACCGCTATTCCACTTTCGGTAAGACCAGTTACCGGATGTACCCTCTGCTACTACAAAGTCGGACATATGATTGTTTGTTTTTAAATAGTCCCATTCGCCCCACTCGCCTGTAGAAGTTTTAACTCTAAAGTGGATTTGATAGTTAGCTGTGTTGAAAATAACAATCTGAATACGTCCAGCGCTATTGGAACTTATTGCAGATACAATCAACCGCCCACCAGCACTTGCATAACTTGGTCTGTTGAGCAAGCTTTCTGCAATAGCTGCTGTAGCGATTCGATACGCTCCCGGTGTTGTGTAATTATCGTAATCATCACCGGATTGCACCATGAATCTTTCATCAGTAATATCATTTAAATTTAGTGCAAATAGATTTGCAAGCGCTTCTATGGGTGTTGTTGCACCAGTACCACCGGATGAAACAGTCAACGGCTTAGATAGCTTCGTGTCGGTTTCTGTCAGTGTAAGTCGGTTCACTTCATTTTTTGGTTCTTCACCCAGTGCACCCGTGAAATACTGCATTGCGGCACCAGTGGCAGCAACTACCAATCGGGTTTTACAAGATGCATTAGATAGGTTTCGATACACCTCGGAGGCGACCACGTCCGTTCCGTTCTTCGGGATAAACTTTGCCGTTCCCGTCATTTCGCCACCGGAGCGTTTAAGGAACGTGTCCTCAATGTACTTGTTTGTGTCAGCATTTTGGATGTAGGCAAACCCGTTTGTTACATCAAGGATTACTTTAACCACAACATCCTTAGTAAACAGGTGATTAATATTGCCTACGTTGTTTCCGTGTGCATCCGCAAAAGCAAACACCTTTGAGGTTGTTTTTCCATCAACGCCTGGGATAATAGATAATTAGTCCAGTAATAGAAGAGCAATCAATAGGGGCTCTGAAATTAATGTCCGCGCCATCCTGGATTGTATATGCAACGTTTACTCTAATATTTGCCATCAGTCATTCTCCTTTCATTCAACACTTGCTGGGGATACATAATTTGCAGAGGAAAGCAAGTGCCATGAATTCTCATACTCTACCCGCCACAGGATGTTTCCAGCGGCATCTACCATTTTGTAAACGGCGCCGCCTTTGTAACGGTCTGTTGTGCGATATGCTTCTCCGACTTGCATGAGCGGATGGCTCCATTCAAACGGTACCGGGTCAACCCCACTATTTCCTACATTGACGGTCGGATACACACCCTGAAGAATGAGAATAGAAGCACGTACAACCGCATCGGCTGTGTCGTTAAATATCACAACGCCGTTACCACTGCTTTGTGGTGTGACACCGTAAAGAATCCCTTCTCTGCCGCTGAGCCGTTCAACATAGGTCGTATCGCCACCGATACCAAAGGAATTGACCGCGAAAACACCCCTTGTTGAATACATACTTCCTTGCACTGCAATCAAGGCTACATTGCGGTCATTGTCAAATTTAATGGTAATTGCACTGTTCGGAGGGATGTGGTAGTAAGGGCCGCCCACACCATAACCATCCGGTGCAGCACCAATTTCCTTGGCATGTGTACTCCAGAATCCTTCGCCTTCCAGGTGGTATTTTAGAACGCCATCTGTGCCGAGCATCTTATACACGGCGATCCCGTTTCTGCGTTCTGTGGTACGGTATTCTGTACCTGGTAGCATCGGGGGATTCAGCCACTCCCATTCGCTCCATACACCACCAACGCCGGTGCGCTGTAGTGTACAGCCAACATGCGCGAATAAGTAAACCGTTTGTGTATAATGGCCCTGCTGACTTGTAACAAACATGTTTCCCCATGCGGCAGGAACATTTTTAGGCGTGTCTTCGTGCCAGCTATACCAGCCGTTTTGGAGGATATTATTCAAGTCATCAGCAGAAGATAGAAAGCGGCTCAGTCCACCCAAGCCAAACCCTGCGGGCGCAGTACTCTGCCATTCGCTTGTCCACTCAGTGAGGCTGTTGGTACCACGGAAAAAGAAGCCTGTGCGAGAGCTACCGGAAACAGTAAGCTGACCGCCGACAACATTGATCATGCCGTGCAGGATCGTTACACTCTCCGGCATATCGGAGAAACCGGAAATGTGTCCAACTACTACAATGTTTTCCGGATAAATGGACACCATATATTCCAGCAAAGAATCAAAGCCCACAGTGTCCGGATTGATGTACGCCATATTCAGAACTGCCTGTTCCCGTGTCACAAAAAGACCACTTTCAATGGTCAAATCCACCTGGGCATCATTGCCCACCCAGGTCACTAAGTCCATCTGCTTTTCTACAACCGTGGATGTGGAATAAGCCGGCATATAGTCAGCGGTTGCGCCGGCATTGCCGTAGCTGTACAGCGTTTCCGGTCCTTCTGACTTGACAGAACCATCCTCATTGAGATAGACCGCCTTGGCATATAGCGCCAGCTCTCGGAAATAGAAAGCTTCTGTTACCTCTTCATTGGTATAAACGCCGCCAAATACGCACTTGCCGTCCGGGGTGCGTTTCTTTTTGTTAATCGCCAGGGACTTGACCGGCGTGATTACATTCGTCATGCCTTGGGTAGTCGCACCACTTGGCATAGTGCCAGAGCCAATCACGATGCGCGTAGGTGTAAAGATCGCGCCCGCCTGCACATCGGCAAGGAGCATTTTGCCAACATCGGTTAAGGCATTATTCGAAAAATTCCCCATTTGCTAATTCTCCTTTCACACTGGTGAAACCGCACCAATGTCGTATGTTTCCGCACCGATTTCATGTAATGCGATGCCAGTGGACATATTCATCTGACCGGTTAAACTGATAAAAACACCATCTAACTGGGCAGATGCCCGTTTGACCTTACTTAGAAGGTTTAAAAACTCCGTAAATTTACTTTCCGTGACCGTTGGATTGGTGGAGTATATCCGGAAACAACCTGGATCTCCACCGTATTGGAACCACTCTTCCACATAGCCTTCGCCAAAATAGGTGTTTATTACATTTTCAACAGCCCATTTGGTACCCAGTTTTTTAAATACCTTGTCGCTATCTCGTACCAGATTGCGTTTGACATCAATGGCTGCGCTTTTGTCATACCATTGGATATTTAGCTCCCAGGCAAGATCGTCCAGCTCCGCTTCGGATAGGGTGTCAATGCGGTCCCACGTGGACAGTTTTTCAAGTTCCGCTGTAAGCGCAGGGACGATGCTGTCAATACCGGCGGCAAGGCCCTGCACGGCTTTGTCAGAGCACATGAACTGCGGTAGTAGCTTTATAAATTCCAAATTAGATAGTTTCACCAGCTCACCACCTCGTGCGAAATAACCGGTGTGCCAGATAGCTTAGCCACCTGCGCCTTTGTCAGTTCTTGAAAAGCCGGCTTTATAATATCGATGCGCATGGCACCAGTTCCGGTGCTTGGGGCCAACATAAAACGGCGTAACTGGTCCGGGTTGATGTCCCGTGCCAATGCCGCCGTCTGCCACTGGTTATATTGGTCGATTGCCCCACCATCGCCCTCTATTGCCTCTATGGTTGCCGCCTCATCTTCCTTGGAGCAGTAATACTTGACTTCCACCTCATATTCCACTACAGCCGGAGAAAGGGCGTTGACTTTGTCCGTCATTGGCCGCACATCATCCGATAGGGTGTCTAATACCTTTTGCAGGATATCTTCGCCGGGAAGCTCCCCACCGGTCATTAACGGATACAAATTCACCACATTGGGCTGATCTTCCGGGCAGTCGATTGCCACGTCGATAATGCCGGGATCTGCAGAAAGGACGAAGTAACGGTACGCACTTTCGGGACCTGCTGTGGATTGGATAGCCGGAGACAGTCGAATGCGCTCCCGGTACTTATCATCGCCCACCTCGTCATAAGGCTCCCCATCGTCACCGCCACTACTTGCCGTGATATTTCCTACATTGCTGATATAAGGGATTAAGTCAACCAGGGTGGAGACCGTACCCTCCACAAAGCCGTTGTAGTCTGCGCCGCCTACCGTACATTCGGCTAAAATGTCAACCCCCAAGCTCCATGCCGGTAATACAGCCGTATCCACTGTGGCAAAATAAACGCTGCCATCTGCAGTAATGCGGGTGCCGGCAGGAATGATAATGTTCTCGCTTTGTGCCTCTGTAAGGGAAAAACGGAATACTGCAGAGGCTTTCGTAGGATCTGCGCGTAGTACCCCATATCGCTCGCCGATGGCATCCAAAACGTTACCCCGCGCATAGCGGAGTGTTCGTTGCTTGGCTCTGTCGTTAAATAAGCTGAACATACTGACAAACAGGGCAACAATGCCCTCACCGAAGATGCGGCGCTCGTCGCCCGGATATAACGCCTCATCACAGCTATCCATCAGGGAGCCGATGATAGAGGTGTATAGTTTGGCGCTGTCTATTTCTATAAAATCAAAGGGATCTGCCATCGTTTATTCCCCCCTTTCCTCAAGCTCTGCTGTAACAATAAAATCGCCGGTTGGACCGTCAGACCGTGTTATAGAGATGGCTTTAATAGCCGCCCTTGGTTCATAGGTATCTATTACCCAGTCGGCGTCCTGACGAAGCTGGGCGTCTGCGGCCATGACCGTGCGATTATATAAGCGTGGGTCAAGTCCCTTCACACGTTCATATGGCACCTCGCCGCGATGAAGCCTGAAAAGATTGTGTGCGCATACTTGCGGCGCACCGTTTCCTTTTGCCATCATTTTGCTACCATCCCCTTTGCTGTAGGTTTCTTTGCCGCTTTGTCTAGCGGTTTGGCAGTGGCATTGAGTGCCTCTTTCTTTTCCGCCACAATGCGGTTATAGGTATTAGATGCCTGCGTTGCAGCTGTAGTCGTTGCAGTGGTCGTGACCGTTTTCGCTTTCGCCACTTCTGTTGTATATTCTTCAAATTTAAGGCTTACAGCGCACTGCAGGAATTTGCCTGTATTGGTCATTAGGATGTCCGAAACATCCACGCTCTTGAGCATTAGCTTGCTTGGCCCAAACCGCTGTCCTTGAATGTATAGGGGATATGCCTTCCCCACCTGGGCCTCCCATTCCGCAATCTGCCCGCGAGGATCTACACCCGCCCCGCGTACGTATAGGGTGGAAAGGGACACGGATTGTAGCTCCCGGCCGCGCGTGTTCGTTGTGGCTGTTCCGCTTGCGTCGTTTCCACTATCGGTCTTTACAGAGAAAGAGGTTGACAAATTCATGAGCGGGACAATTTTAGATGGCGATATAATAAATCCTTTTGGTCCCCATAATGCGGTGTATTCCATGGAGATACCTCCTAACTCTGTATGGTTTGGTTCCCTTCGCCGTCCATCCGGGATAGCACGATGCCGGTGTTGTCCTCAAAATGGACAAAGACCACCGGAGTGCCTACCTGCAACGCCCCTATGAGAAAGAAAGGAACCGTAATGGAGGCAGTCACCGTGCTCCCACCGTAAGGGGTCACAGTCACCGCCCTCCCGCCATCAAGCACAGCGGTAATCTTTCCTTTTTGTATCATCAGTACCCCTCCAATGGCCGACGAAAGAATATCTTGCTTTTTCCGCTACTGTAGTCATTGCGAACATGATCAATGAATACCGGCCCATTCCAGGAAGGCGCCCGGTCATTTGAAAGTTCTATTGTGGATGCCGCAGCAAGCCCTTGTAGCACGTGAGCGCGTACAAAACCGCTGTAGCAGTCCTTGTTCACATGGCGCAGTAAGTTCTTAGCAAACCGCGCCGCCTCCTGGTTACTGCTTACGATGCCGATATGAGAGGGTCTGTATTTGCGGCCCACACCGTTTCCGGCATCAAATTCTCCGGTGTACATACCGCTTTCCACCACACAGGCGCCATATAGATAAAAACGCCGATCTTGATACTTGTAGTCGCCGTCATTGGTAACTTCCAGCGTTTCTGATGGCGTAACAGCCTCCATATAGCTTTCTGAATAGAGGATAAGGGTCTTGTTATAAATCAGGAACGCACAGCCCTCTAACCGCGCCCTGCGGCTTAAGAATGCAAAGTCGCTTTCACCCGTTTGCAGAATGTAAGAATACAGCCTGTCATCCACGCCGTAGCTTACAAAGGACAGGCCATTTCTTTTTGCAATTTCCTCGCCAATCTGCAGTAACTTGACTTTTTGCCACGCTTTGTTTTGTAACTCAAATCCGGATGCCGGCGCCGACTGTGCATGGATATCAAAGGTGCCGTTTTGGGGTGTCACTCTGGAAACGAACATGGTGCCGGTGCTAATACTGCCGTAATCCACCCGGATCTCATCGCCCACGGTCGGCGCCCATTTATCCCATAAGCGGTCCGCATCGTTTAGACGCAGTTGCAGGGTATCTGACCGGTCGGCTGCGTACATATCATGCCAGCATCGGTTGACACTCACATTTCCAGTAATGTCAACCCCGTTATAAGTTACTTGGATCATGCCTCACGCCTCCATGGGGGCAGGGTTTCCGGGAAGTTCACAGTAGACACATCCGGAATGATAAGGGAAACCCCTGCCTCAAAAATAAGCGTGGCGCAATGGTCAAGATTTGCCTGAATGATGGTGCTTGCTAATCTTTCATCGTTATAATATTCCAGCGCCAGTGCATCGAAGGTGTCGCCTTCTGCTGTAATATGGGTCTTAGGCATAAGTCGTCACGCTCCTTTGCATAAAGTATTCTTCTAACATATCCAAAAACTCCGGATATTCAGCCTCAATTGCCTCCATAATGCTCTCTTTGTCAGCATTGCCGGCAATGGTAATGTTGGGAGAAAAAGAAATTCCCTCGATAGAGATCTGCGACCCGCCACCGGTACTGCCCAGAGAGTAATCCGCCGCATCTGCACCCAGCATACGTCCCGCCTGTGCCCAGTAGGCCAGGTTCTGAGACCGGTATGCAGGATTGAAGCTGATAACCGCCTCTGTAGGATAGCGAGGGTCTTCGCCGGCGATACTAAGACCGTTGGTGAAACCACCGGTAGCAAATCCTTCTGCTTTTGCCGTCTTGGCAATGTCGCCTGCACCGTCGCCAAAAATAAGGTCAACAACCCAGTTCAGCCCCTTGGCTACCCAGCCAACGATCTCGGAAATAAAGCCGACAACGTCACCCAACACACCGGCGAGTGGTCCTAAGAGGCTCAAAACCGGCTGTAGGGAAGAAGCAATCAATGTCAAAATAGGTGCGATTACCGGTAACAGTGCCTGTACCAGCGTCATTAAAGGCGCAATGAGCGGCATTACCACATCGTTTAGGAGCATAATTGCTACGTCCAGAATGGGTGTCAAAATCGGTAATAGCTGCGCCATCAAAGAGACGATGACGGGTAAAATGGCCGACAATAGCTGGGTCAGCATAGGCAAAATAGCCAGAAGCACTTGTGACAGTGCCGGAAGAAGCGCCTGCACAATTTGCATCACCGGCGGAAGGATCTGCATGATTAGATCCAAAAGCGGTGGAAGCAGTTGTCCTACAAACGTACTCAGCATAGGCAGAATCACTGCTGCCAGTTCTGTTATGGAAGGCACGATCATCTCCAGCGCCATCATCATGCCATCTAAAAATTCTGTCACGAATGGCATCATGAGTTCCGTGGTCTGGGTAATGAT